ATTAGGAACTGCTCTCATAAGCTCATGACATTTACTGCATGAATAACTTTTACAATTAGATCTTTTTATATTTGCTTCAATTTCTGGACAAGTATATATTTCTCTTTTAATATTTTCAGGTAAAGTTAACCATTGTTCCCTTTTTGTTAAATCATCAAGAGGTGCAACAAATTCAGTTTCAATACCATATACTTTAAGATATGCTTCCCATACGGAGAAGATAGTGACTGCTCCATCATGCATCTCATCACCTAATTTATCACCTTTCACTACGGCTCCAGCTCCACAATGTCCAAAATAAATTTTATTAATATTAGGCCATCTAAGGTTAGCGTGTGTAGAAGAATAAACCCAGTTATGAATAACAGGAGCCCATTTAGGGTCTTTGTATCCGAATTTTTTAGAATAGAAATCTCTTGTTTTAGGATCTACAGGTAAATCGTTATCTGTCTGAAATTTAAAAATATCAACATTAAAATATTTTGACATATTCTGAACGCTTTCCCATTCAGCAGGCATCATTCTATTATGAACACATAGAGGAGTTTTATTATTATTAACTGCCCAGTTAACTACAGCAGTTGACTCAACCCCACCAGACCAGGGGATTATGCAATCATATTCAGGCATCAAATTTTTTGTCGGGCATTGTAGATTGCATTTCTACATATGTTTTCATAAACCTTCTTACTTCTCTTGAAACAGAAGTATCATTTTCTAAGCAAGCTTGCTTAAATAAGACTTTAAGTTCTTCTGGAACTTTAACTAATAATTGAACTTTTTCACTCATCTTGAAATCCTCGTTATTATATATATAATATATATTAATTATATATCATATTTGGAGCAATACATGTTTAAAAAATTACATAAACTTATGAAAGCAGGACGAATACATAAAGTATGGAGCTTAATGTCTTAAATAAATTCGTTAAACTTGCTAGTTAAACCAGCGCCTGCTTTAGTATTATCAAAAACAGGCGTATCTTCTACAATATCTTCTTGAGCCTGCTGCTCTACATCATATAACTTCATTTTAGATCTATCTACTCCTACTACAAATCTTCTATTATAGTTAGGGTCACTATATCTATTCTTTAATTGCTTAATTAATATCTGAGCTAAGTCTTCTAATTCTTCTGATGATATAAGAGCAAACATAAAGTCAGCAGTAGCAGGAAGACCAAATGATTCAGAGGTATCAGTAAGATCAACATCTGTATTACTATAACCTGATCTAGTAGTCTGGGTAGCACTAATAATAGGCACATTAAACTCAACAGCTAAACCTCTTAGCTCTTCAGCAATAGATTTAACAATAGTATATGAGTTAGCAGATGAGCCTTTTACTCTATGACTAGAACATATATTTAAATAGTCAACATAAACTACGTCGGGTATAAATTGTTTCTTAATTTTTAATTCATTAAGTAAATGTCTAAAATGACCAGTATGAGCTGACGCAGTAGGATACTCTTTAATAATTAATTTACCGTCAGTCTTTTTAGACACTCTTTCTAACTTTTTATCATAAGCCTCTTTAGGAAGCATTTTAAGTTCATCTAAAGCTGTATTTAATAAGTTAGCATCTATCCTCTCAGCTATTTTCTCTTCAGCCATTTCAAGAGTTATATACAATACGTTATAGCCTTGTAAAAGATTACCAGCAGCACAGTGACACATAAAGAGAGACTTACCTACACCAGTGCCAGCTAATGCTATATTAAGAGTCTTTCTAGATAAGCCGCCTTTAGTTACTCTATTTAAATAATCTAAATCAAAAGGTATCTTTTCTTCTTTCTTCTTATAAAATTCAAATCTACTATCAGCATCATCGATAAAATCATGACCAATATTATTATCAAATGTAACAGCTAAAGCATTAGAAAGTAGTTCAGGTATGGCACCTTTATCTTGAGATGTCTTTCCGTCCATAATTTGAATACTATCCATAATAGCATTATAAACAGCTTTCTCTTGACAGAACTTTTCAGTTTTATCCAGTACCCATTCTCTTATTTCTTCAGTAGGTTCTTCAAAATCACTTATGACTTGCTTAGCTTGTTCTACTTGATCGTCAGATAACCCAGATGAATCATCTAGTTCAACAAGTAAAGCTTCTTTAGTAGGGCATTGATTATATTTAAGATGAAAATCATTAATAATATTATATATTTTTCTTACTACTATATCAGTAAAGTATTCAGGTTCTAAAAAGGGTAAAGCCTTTCTAGTAAATTCATCATTATAAATTAAATTACTTAATATAGTTTTTTCAATCATCTTTTTATATCAACATTAAATGAGATAGTTATTCTCGGTTCATCAGTTTCTTTTTGTTCTGGAACAGTATGTTCTACCCAACCAGGCCACATTAGTATTGTACCTGGTTCAGGGGTAAATGTCAACTCCTGTTTAAATCTATGCTCAAATCTATTACCATTACCGGCCCAAGATTTAATTAGAGCATGAAGAGGAGATTTTATTTTAAAGGGTGAGCTTGCTTCGTTCATTTCAATAAAAATAGTTCCTGATATAAATGCTCTACCATGATCATGCCAATCATGACTAATACCAGGTTGATAAACATTATACCATATATTTAAATGATCGTCATTAAGAGTAACTTGTGATTTATGACCGAAGATAGAAGCAATATACTTACTACCAAAATAGGTAATAGTATCCATAATGTCATTATTACAATTTATAGGAAGAAGCCTATCATCGTAATAGGACGTATAATGTTTTTTATCGTCAGATTTAGAAGCTCTATGATCTAATATTTCTTTTTTAATAGAAGGAATATCTAGCCTAGTCTTCTCCCACAACATCGGAATTGGAAACAAGTTCTTCATCAGCAGCTCCGTACATAAATTCCTTTTTAGCAGCTTCTTCTAGCTTACTCATTATTTCTTCTGTAAAATATTTGGTAGGCTCATTATAAATAGTTTTAGCATATTGCTTTGTTCCGTCAGGTAATTCTATTCTAGTTGATACTTGCTTAAATACTCCATGCTTAATACCTAGATCTAATAAGCCATAAAATCTATTTAATCCTTTCTCAAAAGAAAGCTTTACTTCTACTTTCTTTCCTTCTTTAGATAGTCTAGATTTATGCATAGTAACTTTAATAATATTACCTACTAGATCTGTACCTTCTTTATCTTTCTTTTTACCAAGCATTACAATAGTAGATGCAGCATACTTAAGACCAGATCCACCACCAATTTCTTTCATAGGTACATATGATCCTACTACATCATAAACGTGGTTAGTAACTAGCATAGGTATCTTAACTTTAGCTAGCTTAAGAGTAAGTACTCTAAAAGTAGCTTTAATAACCTGAGCCTTAGTCATATCCCTTGTCTCTTTACCGTCAGCGGTATCTTCCATCTCTTTAGTAGTAGATAATAAGCCAAGTGAATCAAGAACAAACATCATAGGAGGACGTCTATCTACAGGTTGCTTACTATAATTATCTATTACATTAAGAGCATGAGTTCTAAAGTTCTGAATAGTATCAGGTTCAGCTAAGATAACTCTCTTAGTATCAATACCTCTTGATTCCATCATTTCTTTAGTTACAGCAGCTTCAGTATCATAATAAACAACACCTGCATCAGGATTATTTTTTAAGAAGTTTTGTATAACTCCTAGTACAAAAAAGGTCTTTCCAGTAGCGGATTCACCAGCGAAAGCTGTAACTTTATTGTTAGGTACACCACCATATATAGAACCAGATAGAGCAGCATTTAAAATATAACTACCAGTATCAATGGATCCAGTATATTCAGCACTGCCTGTACCATCAGCAGCGATTACAGTATCTTCATCTTTAAGATCTTCAACTAAGTTTCTAAAAAAATCACTCATTTTTTCTCCAAAATATCTTTATTATAGGATACTTCTAGTCTAAAGTCAACTACCTTTGTAAACTTTATCAAGTGCATCATTAAATTGTTCAATTTTATCTAACCTTTTAGGCCAGTATATATAATCCTTTTCTGGATTTTGTTTAAGGTTATTCAGAAGAGGTATTACCATGTTGTATAATTTGTTAAACCTATCTTCTAGATCAGAAGCTGTAGCGCTTGCGGTTTGAGCTTCTGCTTTTACTTCTTGTACTGCTTCTAATTCATCAGCATCCATAGCTGAAAAACCAAAGTCAAATGAAAAGTCTGTATTTGCCATATGTTCTCCTATTGAAAAAATAAATCTAAGTTCTGTTGTTTCTCAACTTGCCATCCTATCTTTTCAATTATAGTTCTCATCGGTTCAAGAAATGATTTATCGAATTGCATATCATAATCTATATAAGCATCTAAACCTAACTGCTTAGGGAGCGTATTAGGTACAGCAACCACATTTTCTCTACTTGGATTAGGTAGTTTTAAATAACAGAATTTCACCTTATCACCTTCTTGAACAGGTTGAAACCTATCAATCTTTTTCTCATTCAAGAGATGATTATACATAAGAGCGCCTCTAACGTGAATAGGAGTTCCTTTCCTATAAATCATAGCTGCGTCTGAATATTTAGCAAGCCCTTTACATCCTCTCGGAAAGGCAACCTCTTCGAAAGGTAACTTTCTAAATTCTTCTCTCTTTTGTTCTATAAACTTAATAATATCTTCTTGATCTTTATCCATAATAACGTCAAGAGCTTCTTTAATATATTTTCTTACCATAGCTGGAGTAGAAGATCTAACAGCTTCAATTCCCATCATTTTTAATTTAGGACTAGCGTATCTTACCCCTTCAGAATCAAAAACGTTCATGATGTATCTTTTCTTAGCAGTCCATATAGCTTTATTACCTATATTTTCTCGCTTCATAAACATTTTATTTTCCATTGCATTTACATAGGTCGCAAGTTTTCCATAACCCTTTTCAATTTCTGGTTCAAGAATCTCAGCAGCGGACTTATCAAGAAAATCGATGATTCGCTTAGTCTCAGCGCCATCTGGAAAGACTTTATGTACAAGCGGTGCCATATTAATGTATAGAGAATCCGTATCGATTGCAATAACGTAGTCTTCATTATCAGTCTCCAAAGTTTTATTAAGTAGTTTATTAATTACATTTTCAGCCCATCTAATAGATAACTGACCGCCTTTAGTAATAGATTCAGTATTATTCATATCGAACCATCTAAAGTACTCATTACCTAATGCACCATAAGCTGAATTAAGTTGAATCTTTTTAGCCATCTGCATATTATGACATTGAGCTATTTCATTCTCTAAAGCCTTAGTAGGAGTTTTTTCATACTTCTTCTGAGCCTCAATCATTCTATTTTTCCAAACAACTCTATCATCATACATCTTACGCATCAACTTAGGTAAGAAGCCTTCAAAGTCTCTAGTATAATAATCACCGTTAGCAGATATAGCACAGTTTTCTTCTTTAGCAGTAGCTAAGGTATTATTATTCCAAGCACCTTCTAAAATCTCTTCTATAGAAGGAGCCCTACCAGACTTGCCAACATAGGTCTCAGGTGAGATATTATATTGCATAATTAAATGCGGGTACAAAGAGTTGAGATCAAACGATACAACCCAATTATGCATTCCCACCTGAGGATCTTTAACATAAGCACCTTCAGCAGCTCTCTCTTTATCTATTTTCTTAAACTGAGGTACAACAATATTTTTATCTAGTAAATAGTTATGAATAATAAGATCCCACATTCTAACAGAAGTAAAGGTATCTTGATAGTTAACTTTAGCATCATAAGCAATAGCTAATACCTGCTCAATAAGTTTAAGTTTATCATCTAATCGTTTAACTAGTTCAGTATCTAAAATATTATAATCAATAAACTTTTCCCAATCATGCTTATACAGATCAAACAGGCTATCATGCTCAGAGTAATCAAGTTTACGTTCTCCTAACTCTACATGAGCAATATGATCAAGTCGATATGATTCTTGCATTACAAAGGTAAACTTTCTATATAACTGCATATAGTCTAATATAGATATACCTAATGGATCAAATACTTGATTAGGTCTTCCTGCTATAAAAACTTCTCGTTCTCTAAGCTGACCAAAAGGGGATAATTTCTTAGCATAATCTTCTCCAACAACTCTAGTTATGCGGTTAATGATATATGGTATATCAAAAAATTCTACATTCCATCCTGATACTATATCAGGATCAATAGCTTGCCAACAATCTAGAAAGCGAACTAATAAATTTGCTTCATCAGTTGCTTGAATATATTTTACGTTTTCTTGTTTTGGAGTATAGGGTTGACCACCTATAGCTATAATTTGATCTTTAAATTGTAAAGTGATAGCAGTTATCTCTTTATCAGCTTTTTGAATATCAGGGAAGCCTTCGTCAGCAGCTACCTCGATATCAATATAAACAGTTCTTACAGTATCAGCATCATACTTAATTTGACCTTGATAATTATCATTAATATAAGTATATGCAAACATAGGTAAGCCATAAGTATTCTTACCTTGTATATCTTTATTTTCTTTTATATATTTTTGAGCATGATGAGGGTTATCAAAGTCCCTCTTCATGACGTATTGACCTTTAAGAGTGGTATAGCCAGTATCGTAGTTTACTGGTCCAGTAAAGAGATAAGGTCTACAAGGTTCAGCATAACTAAAACGTTTACCGTCCTCGTAGCCTCGATGAAGGATTCTAGATCCTCTTATTTGAACGTTAGTATAGAATTTCAATAGTAGTTACCCGCATAATCATAGTATTATTATATACTCAAAGAGTATAATAATCAACTAGTTATGTTCTACTATTGTACCATCTTCCATACCATCTGTAATTAATGAAATTCGCTGTTTAAGATATGCGATAAAGCCGCCATCCATTTCTGTTCTTGCATCTAGTTCTGATTTTAAATCAGCCCAGTCAGCACTATCTACTGCAGCAATTTCATTTGCAGTTAAGGAATCTACTGCTTCTAAAATAATAAGAGCATGTTGAATTAAAGAAGGGACAGAAGCCCAGTCAGCTATTTGACTAGATACTGCAGCTTCAGCAGCTGTAGCAACCTCGTCAGTAGTAGCTTCTCCACCTACGTGCTCGTCCATTTCAAGTTTTAAAACTTCTAGTTGTATTGCCATGGTTTCTCCGGTTTAATATATTTAGCTAAAATATAAAACTATTTATCCAAAACATAAATAGCATAAAACCAAACACAGTTACTTGAATAACTGATGCCCAGAAAACTTGTCTCATAGGATGTATTTCAGTAAGTCTCTCAACCCAGCTTTCACTGGGTGAGAGGTTCGCTATTTGTAGGATCTTTTTTTCTTTCATCCTCTTATTGAGATTGGTTTAGGATTTTTTGGGCAATTAGACTTAAAAATGTAATGAGTTGCTTTTCTAGCTTCAAGCTTTCCAAGTAGTTCATCGCCATTTTTATCAGCTTTATCAAAGAAGTATGTTACTGCTTTATAATTACAACCTGCTGCCATGAGCTCAGGTTTAGCAATAAATCCATCTGAATCAAGATCAAATTTTCTCATTCTCCAATCGTCAGCAAAAGCATTAGAAACAAAACCAAACAATACTAATATGCTTAATGCTTTTTTCATTTTATATCCTTACTAAATTAAACAATAGGTGAAACCACATATATACAAAACAAGAAAGTTAAAATAAGAATGGCTAACTCAGCCGTATTTTGAAGATCAAGTAGCGTTACTTTTTTAGATTCTTTGATTAATTTTCCAACCAATTCAGTCATTTAATTATAAACCTCATTAATGTTATATTATAAATATGTGATATACGCAGATATTTAGCTCAAAAAAAAGGGAAGCCTAACACTTCCCTAAAAATAATTAAGTTATTTTTATTCTGCTAAAAATGACTTGACAGATACATCTTTTCCTATCTCAATAGTACGAGGCTTCTTTTCCTCAGGAATGAACTTCTCGAGTTTTATAGTTAAGATTCCGTCTTCGACATCAGCTCGTTTCACAATTACATCAGATGCAAGAACAAAGTTCTTATGAAAGCTCCTTGATGAAATACCATTCCAAACTGTGTTAGCTTTCTCTTTATCTGTAATCTCACCTACTACGGAGAGATTGTTTTCTTTAAGAGAAATCTCTATATCTTTTTTACCAAAGCCGGCAATAGCCATCTTAATGAGATAATTCTCATCATCTTCTTTGATAATATCGTACGGGGGATAATTAGTATTATTAGTTAATCGAGTGGATTGAAGTTCAGATAGAAGTCTATCTAAACCAACTGAGTGTTGATAGAAGCTATCAAACAAATTGATCTTATTCATTTTTTCTCCTTAAATAAGCAAGTTAAATTAGAAGACCCGTTTTCGGCATCTTCATATATTATTTAGGCTTTTTTTCTTAAAAGTCAACTACTTTTATAAGATTTCTTTTACAGGAATATATGAACTATTATGAGCAGGAAGTTCCATATTTAATATCTTAGATAGTTTAGGAAAAAATCTTGAAGCTATTTTTTCATCACCAGAATTATATCTATCAAAGCAGTTAAAGTCACCACATATTTTTGGTCTGTTTGTATAAATTGTACACCCTGTTTGTTTATCTAGATGTTGACATTTATGGGAGGCATAAACAGTAGCATATTTACTTTCTTTATGAATAATAGCATCTCCAAAGGCAACTTTAGCATACTCAGCTGCTTCAAAAACTCGATTCTTTTTTTCTATTGAAATAGGTGGAGTGACTTGACTAAGACCATAACAACATTGCTGACATTTTATACAAACATCACTTGTAATTAAAGATACGTCTAATTTATTTCTTCTTTCCAATATTATACTTTGCAATTAGTTCCCAATCATTCTTTTCTTTAAATGGAATAATTTTAATCTTAGTTATTGGAACTAATGGTTCACTTGATTTATTTTTATCAACAAGTTTTACTAATCCCCATTCATCTAATAAATTAGCGATAGCGTTTCTTCTACCTTGATCTTCTTCTGAGAAGGTAAATGGTTTACCATCCAGAGCAAATAATTCTTTAAAGTGAACAATGTAATATTTACCTTGTTTATGTAGTATATGACATGATTGGAAGAGAGTATTTGTTTTTCTAGATGCTACGCCTATTCTAGTTAATGTCTCTCTAACTTTAAGAAAGTCATCTTCTTTTTCTAGTAATACCTCAACCATATTTGAAACTGCGTTCATTATTTATTACCTTTTGTTAATCTCTTGCGCAGTTTTTCTAATTGAGTTTCTGATAGGATGTTAAGATACTCGAGAGCTTTAGACTCACTACACTTATAATATTCTTTTAATAGTTCTAGATCCTCATTCTTTGTTTTCTTGAACCACTTACTGTATCTCTTACGAGGTCTAATACTATTTAGGTAATAATCATATGCGAGCTTATTATCTATCCAAGGTCTCCTATTAATTTCGTTAGCGTATAAAATCGTATCAGCATATAATGACAATCCTTTATTCACTAAAAAACTAGGATAATCTTTTTCAGAGTATCCATCTTTCAGTAAATTATTTTTTTTATATGATATTGAATTAATAAATTCAAACGGATTATCACTCATTATTTTTTCTTTGTTCGCTTTTTAATTTTTCAATATAAATAGTTGCATCCATTAACTCTTCTTGTAAATGAGTTAACCAAGCCATAAAAGATAGATCATCTCTATCTGTAGTTGTATTATACTTCTTAGCCCCTTTCTCCTCACGTCTCTCGTAAGCTTCTATGACAGATAGTACGTTACTATCACGTACGCGTTTTCTTTTAAAAATTTTATTTAAATTCACAATTCACCATTATTTCTGCTAAGCATGCAGCTAGATTTACTTCATGGTCAGCTACAAAAGCTGCCTTATATTGATAGTCTGCTAATATTAAACATAGTTGAGGAATAGATTGAGCTTTAAACAAATCACCAGCTTTATCATAAAGCTTTCTAAAGATAGTGTTAGTATCGTTATTAATATTTTCAGCTACCCACTTACGTACGTTAGTATAGTTTTTAGCTTTCATACTATTCATAAGCTCTTTAATAGATACTTCTTGAAGATTAGATAGTATACCAGTATCGATTTTACCAACAGCGCTATACCTTTGAATCTCATTTAAGATTCTTCTCCAATCAGGAAAATGCTTTTGTATAAAAGCAGCTACTACTTTATCTTCATACTCAATACCTTCCATCTCTAAAATCTTTTTTAATCGCTCAAAAAACTCAGAAGCAAGCTTAGGCTTCTCTGCGCTCTTTATATCAAAATCAATTACAGAACATCTGCTATGCAGAGGAGATATAATCCTATTCTTAAAATTACAAGTAAGAATAAAACCACAGTTCTTAGAATACTCTTCCATAAAATTACGAAGAGCAGGTTGAGTAGAGTTAGCGTTTAAATAATCAGCTTCATCTAATATAACATATTTACGACCACCTTGGAATGAGACAGAAGATGCGAATTGCATAATCTCATTTCTTAAGGTATCGATATTACCTGATAATGAACCATTAATAATAATATAATCAGCACTTATCTCTTCAAGCATGGCTCTGGCGACAGTAGTTTTACCGACGCCAGGACCACCTGATAATATTAAGTTAGGAATATTATTATTAGCTATAAACTCTTTAAATACAGTCTTTAACTCATAAGGTAATATAGTATCATCTATTTTACGTGGGCGATACTTCTCCACGAATAAAAATTCGTCACGTTGTTGCATAATATAAAATTTCTCATTTAGGCAGTCTTTTCAAGCCATTCGAGAACAGACTCAGGAGATGATTCACCATACGGGTCTTCCGGATGATCATCTTCTTGACCAGGTTCATCTAATAGTTTAACAAGAACACCATTATCAATAACAGCTGCATATCTCCAGCTTCTCACACCAAAACATAAATTGTCTTTGCATACTGACATACCCATACCATCAGTAAATTCACCTGATCCATCTGGAATCATTTTAACTTTAGTAATACCTTGTTGTTCAGCCCATGCATTCATTACGAATGTATCATTAACTGATAAACAATATACTTCATCTATGCCATGCTCAAGAAACTTATCATAGTTTTCCTCAAAGCCAGGGAGCTGTTTAGATGAGCAAGTAGGTGTAAATGCTCCGGGTAGAGCAAACAAAACTACTTTCTTATTACCAAATAGTTCATAAGATGTGACTTGTTTCCATTCGCCAAGTTCTCTTACTTTAAAAGTTACAGCTGGTACAGCTTGTCCTTCTTCTATATACATTTTAGTTACCTCTATCAAAATTAGATTTAGCTTCAGTAGCAATCCAGTATTCCATTTTAGGACCATATGAATTAACTGAAGTGAATTTAGCAATACCTTTTTCAGATATCTCTACTAAATAATTATAATTCATTAACTTTAGATTTTCAACTTTAAATATAAATTGAAATTCATCCTGAGTCTCACCCACTTCACTTGAGTAGACATCTGCAGTAGGATTAGAAGAATCAATAGCACTTAATGCTATCTCTCCTGAACTACCTATGATAGCTATTTCAGGTAATCCCATAACAGAAGCTGCTCTTAATACTTGCTGTATTTCAGCCCAAGATACTTCTACAGATACTTCAGGGTCTGGAAAGCTAATTTCCTTCTCCGGTGGAGTAATAATCATTTGAGGATCAGCATATGTATAGTTGATCTTCTTTTTATCTTTCTGAACAGTTACTTTCTGATCACTAAAGAATAATTCAGGTTCATCAAATAAAGATAATACACCTAAGAACCTATTTAAGTCGTAAATAGCACCTTCACCAGGAAATGTCTCTTCAACTGTAGCTCTAGCCATTACAGTCTTTTGAGGTGATACAGTAGCAAGTACTTGACCAGCCTTAAATTGAATAGAAGGATTAATCTGGGAGTAGTTCTTTAGAACATTCATAGTGTTTTCACATAATTGCATAATATAATTTCCTTCTATTTTTTAGCTGTTTCAGCAACAGTTTTCTTTTTAATTTTAGATTCGTCGGCAGTAGCACTAGCTCCAACAGAAGCTAAATCGCGTAATGAACCTCCAAATATCATAGAACCAACATGAGTTAATTCCATCCAAGGGCAAAGCCATACTTTAAGTCCAATATTTCTAGCCCATTGACAGAACATATAATCTTCTGATAGGTATCTATTAGAGTATTCCTTTCTTGCTTCACCAGTTCTTTTCTCTGATAAAAATTCAATAATTTCTTTTTTACCAGCATCAGGGTTCTTTTTATAGAAAGCTTCTACTTCATTTACTACGTTAAGATTTTTATCATCTATAATAGCATCAAAGTAGGCCATAATCTCTCTACTACCATCAAACTCAGCTGTTCTTACATGATCTGGTTTATACCATAATTGAGGATAAGCATCTCTATACTTTTCAAAAGTAGCTCTTCTTATCATCATGAAACCAGTACCACCTTCTAACACTTCAGCGGGTTCATCTAATCTAATCTGATTATTGCCTTGCACAGGATTGAATACATAATCACCTACAAACTTAGATAGTATTTGAGGGTCTTCATCAGCTACACCTTGATCGACAGCTTGCTTAACCTTTTCCCAAGATATACATTTCTTAGCATAAGGTGCACAAAGGATATCGAAAGGATCACCATTATTAATCTCAGGATGACCATCTGACATAGCTAGCATAGCAATAACATCATTAGCATTAAAGCCAATATCACTATCAATAAACATTAGATGAGTACAATCAGATCTCATAAATTCATCTACACAATAGTTACGTGCTCTCGTCACAAGAGACTCATTAAAGAGATAGTAAAATTTTACCTCAATATTATGAGCTCTAGCTACAGCTGCAAGATCGTTAGTAGACTTACAAAACATCCCTGCACACTGCCCGCCATACATTGGAGCAGCTACAAAGAGTTTCTTCTTTTGTAACTCTTCTATTTTAACTTGTAATTCCATTACTCACCAATCTTAACAATAATTAGTTCCGCAATATCTGAACCAGGTTGAATAAAGGCTTCACCGCCATTAACAATAAATTGACCATTAACTAGACCTTTTGATTCAGGTTCTAGAATAGTACTTACAATACTACAACCAGCCGCTAAAATATTTTTAGGTGTAGTTAAATAACCAATATGCCCTTTAGGTATATTAGCATATACATCACTAGTAAATTCGTAACTACCAGGGAACATATGATAGATTTCTCTTTTCTTTTCAGGGTCACCTGGATCAATCATAGTTTGTATTTCATAAGTCTCTCTATCAAGACATTGATCATCAGTAAGAACAAACGGGTTACCTTGAAATCCTCGTATTGTTTTAGCGTTAACTGGTACTGAGTAACCAGTAGTGTCTTCTACTCCGTTAACGTGTTTAATTGGGTCTACTAACATTATATACTCCTAAATATATTTTTTATCATGTTCTTTACTTAAACCATAATCACCATCATATAGTTTAAGACTTTCTGCATCAAATAATAAGAACTGACCAAGTCTAGTTCCTTTTTTTACTCTAAACAAGCCACCATTTACATGTAATGCACCTGCCATGACTCCTTGATACCCGGAATCATATAGTCCTGAAGTAATAAACACTCCATTTCTATTTAAAGTAGATCTAGTAATAACAAAACCAGCTTCACCTGGAGCTATTGTTACTATATTCTGAAAAGTTATTTCGTAAGAGCCAGGTTTAAGATTAAAGTATCCATCCTCATCTGACTCGAGCACTTTACTGCCTCTATGCTGCTTTTTTTCCTCGTCTAAAACAAAATCTTTATGATTAAGTTCAAAGATCTTATCTAATCTGAGATCTACAGCATTAGGTTGAACGTCTTGAGGTAAGACATTCGAAAGTTTAGATTCGTTTTGATCACTTGCGATATTCTTCATAATATTATCCAAAGTAGTAAGGGTTCTCTTTTGTGGTAAAGCTAAGCCCTTTATTCATTATATACTCATTGAAGTCCAAAGTCCATATCATGTTAGGAACTAAAGGATTAGATCCTGCAAACTTTGTACTACTAATATTTAGCTTGTCATCAATAAACAACGGGGATATTTCATTACGAAAAAGCTGTATATCACCGTCAACATATCTTAAACAAGCAAACGTTCCATCTACGTCACTCAGAGATTTTTCTTCAATCAACCAATCATGAAGTAAACCAGTATCCCATTTCTGGTCACTGGCAAGAGTACTCTGCATCTCTTCAACAAAGTTCTCTTTTAGAATACCGTTGTGCCATAGAAGATCATGTCCATCGTTACGATCGCTAGGATGAATACTTTCTATGGCCGAAGCCTCGGTAGTAGGAGCTTGGATGTGAGCGACGTAATACATCCCAGCTTTTAGCTCAACATTATCTAAGCTAAACCGCCCCATACATTTCTGCTTCGTTAGCAACTCTTTAGTGTCAGGGTTATATTCAGATATAGAAAAGCTTCTTTCACCTCTATAAGAGTTTAATAGAGCTAATTCTTTTAGCTTATCTACTTCAAATGATCCAAATATAGCACACATATTTAACTAACCTCATATTTCGAGACTGCAAGGTCCCAATCAAAGGAATCAACATAAGGAATAGGGTCTCTATGACCTGCCTTAATAAAATTCATAATTCTTTCAGCACATGAAGGACATGTACCACATGACTTATATCCATCTGGATTATAGCATGTCATAGTACTAGAAAGCAACTCTAATTTATCCATTTCTTCCGCTATATCAATCTCTTGTCTTTTACTTAATTGACTAAAAGGAGCTACTATTTCTACTTTATGAGTTCTATTCTGACTAGCAACTGCGTTAAGACTATCAACAAACTTTTGAGAAGTATCCCAATATCCATATTCATCATGAACTTGAAGTCCTGTAAATACATGAGATGCTTTTGCTACTTCAGCTATTGACATAGTTAAAGATAACATAATTAAGTTTCTAAATGGTACATAGGTAGGTGGCTGCGGGTCACCTAGAACATCTTTTATATCTGGCATTTCCACGCTTGTGCCACCTATATTAGCTGACATAGGTTTAGCAATATCACCTAGAATATCTAAGTTAAGAATCTTATGATGTCTCACTCCTAACTTACTAGAAAGCTCATGCGCTTTCTCTAATTCTACTCTTTGCTTTTGTCCATAATCATAACTAACAGTGGTAACCTTGCGTGCACCATACCTTTTACATAAAAGCATT